ATATTAGAATCATTTAAATTAGAATCATTTAAATTAGAATCATTTAAATTAGAATCATTAATATTAGAATCATTGATATTAGAATCATTTATATTAGAATCATTTAAATTAGAATCATTGATATTAGAATCATTTAAATTAGAATCATTAATATTAGAATCATTAATATTAGAATCATTAATATTAGAATCATTAATATTAGAATCATTAATATTAGAATCATTTACATTAGAATCATTTACATTAGAGTTGTTTATATATAACAAATCATTAAAAGAATCTTGATTAATTACACTATCCATTTTATATTAATTATTATAATTATATTTATATAATTTGATTATTAAAAATAAAAGAATTAATGAAATAATTATAATTGTTAAATCTCTGATATCAAAACATCTTTTTATCTTTTTATTTTTATTATAAATAATATTTGATAATTTTATTGAATTACTTATAGCAGATTCTAATGAAGTGAAAGAATTCTTTTGTTTGCCATTATGAGTTCCCAATGAATAAATATTTGAATATTTATTACTTTTAAAATCAAGATAATTATAATTAGGAACTTTTACAAAAGCACATTCGCGCGAATGCCATTGTTTTTTCTTAGAATCATAATAATTATTATTGAAATAAAGAGTTGGTCTTGGTATATTCTTATAAATTAATCGCAATTGTTGATATACTTCTTCGATTAATTCAGATTCATTACATTCATTTGCCGTCTTATTTAAATATTTACTTTTAACATTAGTTAAAACCACAGCACAACTAATAACAGTCTTTGATTTAAGTTCCTTAAATGTCATTATTTCGCTCATATTCGAAGCAACCAAAAACCATTCAGTCTTTATATTAAAAACGGATAAATCCTCTTCTAAATCTAATTTATAATCCCAATGAAATGTAAGCGTAATTGATTCAAGATATTCAGTATTTTCAACATAATCTTCAGTTAATTCAAAAGCTTCTTTAAGTCCTTTAATTTTATATTGATTAACTGGAGGAATTGCAAAAATAAATTTATCAGCAATTATTTCTGTTTTGCCATCTTTTAATTTAATCGATTTAATTTTTTTATTATTAGAATCATCAACAATTATTTCAGCAACTTCTGAATTTAATAAAAATTGAACTCCTTTTCTTTTCATTAAAAACTTTTGCCAATAATTAAATAATCCCTCGTCATTAGGTATTTTAGGTATATATATAGAATAAAGTAAGCATTGAATAGTTGTCGAAATAAAATTATTTAAGGATATCATTTTACTATTACCACCATCAATAGAAGAACATAAATAATCGATGTTAATCATTGAATTTTCGGAAAAATCGTTCATAGTCATATAATCAAACATACTTATATCAGACCCGTGAGTATTATTAAATATAATTAAAATGAAATCTCTGGTTAATTTAAGAATTTCAGTAAATGACAATAAGCCATCATCAAAAACTGCTTTGGATAATAAAGAAAATAATGAATATTTTTTACCAAATAAATTATTAAAATCTAAATCCATTTCTTTTAATAAACTTTTGAAATTAACATAATTATTGAGATATACTCTCGGTCCGTGTTCGCAAAAATAGGAAATGCCTCCGTGTTTCTTTCTATTTACTTTATGACAACCGCCAATAACTTCATCTTTTTCAATAATTAAAATCTTTTCATTTTTAGCATAATTTGCGAAAGCCAATCCAGCAGGACCGGAACCGATTATTACTGTATCGAAACTCATTTTATTTTTATACTTATTATTATTTAAAATTATTAATTTTTCTTTTTGACATTAACTTTAACTTTATTCTTATTTTTAATAAATACACTTGGGTCATAGGGTTCTTCCTCTTCTTCATCTTCATAAAATAAGGTATTTTCTTTGCGTTGTTTTTCCAATGCACAGAGATTCCACAATTCAGGCGTACATAATTTGAAATCTGCATCTTTTGCTTTATACCATTTAACTTGATCTTCCAATTTATTACTTTGCACTTTATTATCAATTACTAAACATTCATAATTATCAGTGCAATTATCCATAACTGTGCAAAATGTTTCAAAGTTATTAAAAACCCCCGCATAATGATTATAAAGCTTTTCTCTCTCTTTAATCAAATTATTCTTAAAAATAAAGACATAATCAACATTTGCTCTTAAAATTGGAGGCAAACCAAGACAATATTGCATTGTAATTAAAAAGAAAATTTTATAATGTCGCCCATTCATAAAAATACTCCTAATACTTTTATCAGTAGGCCAGCTCTTATCATAAAGACAATCATCGAGAATTAAAAAAGCTCGACTATCGATATCTGAAGTCCCATATTTCTTTAAAGCATCGCTTTTTTGCTTATTTATATTAATTTGCCTATCTAAAAATTTCTTAACAATTGCTGGTTCATATTCATCATATATAAGCATATTTGGAATAAATTTTTCAAAATAATTATTAGCGGTTTCAGTGGGACTGATAACAATACCTACTGGTAAATCTTTATGATAACTTAAAATATCTTTCATACAATAAGACTTGCCGGTGTTTCGTTTTCCTATAAAAACAACGACCGAATCACTTTTAATTGATGAAGGGTCAAATTTTTTTAATTCTAACTTCATTTTATACTAATAATTATAATAATAATGCGTATATTTATATATAATTAATCATTAATTAATTATTAGATATGGAATATTATATAACTTCAATTTTTGCTTCAATAATAATATTTATAATAATTCAATATGCTGAATATAATAAATATAGAAATAGTTTAGAAGAAGATCCATATCAAGAACCATTTAACTTATTCAAAATCTCAAATATCTTATTATTTTTCATCGTTTATTTAGTGGTTACAATCGGTTTCTTTTATTTAAAACCTTCAATACCTTCTTTATTAAATTTAACTGGTTTCTTAAACCTCAATAAACAACAAGGCGGTTCAGGAAATAAAAATAAAGATTCTAATTCTAATAATAATGATAATACTAATAATGATAATGAAAAAGAAGAAGAAATTGACCCAACCGTCTTATCAAAAATAAATGATAATTTTGATACTGGCTTTGCTCCTTTTAATAGTGATGATGATAATGATAATAATGATGATAATGATAATAATGATAATAATCAAAAAAAAGAAGATAATTCATCATTATCATCAATGAGTTCTGAAGAGGAATAATTAACCAATAATCTTGCGAATTATTTCATCATAAGTAAAATCAAAAATGCGTGTAGTATGTGCTTTTTCATAACTATCTCCAATAGTATCATTATAAACTATTTTATCAATTTTAACATCTATATCAAAAACTTCTATAATTATAACTATTGCAATTATATAAATTAAATACATATAAATAAGGATGAAAACATCTTTAATAGTAAAATCAAGATAATTGGGGAAGAAATAGAGGAGTGGTAGGACTTTGAGGATAAATAGGATAAATGCAAATCTTATGATATTTGTGCGATTAATTTGTTTTTTCTTTATTAAAATAGTTAATATTACTAAATTTTGAATTAAAGTTATTAATAATGCAAATAATGGATTTGCGGCAATAACTCCAAAACGATATAAGACATACCAAATGAAAATTAATGTTGAAAATGCAATCTCATTTATAATTAAAAGTAATATCTCTTTTATTCCTAATTCCATCTTTCTATTTTCATTAACGAAAAAGATTTAAGAAATTAATGATAATTATTAATGACAGTTAATTTAAAAATAGCTTCAATGATTATTGATGATTATTTAGAGAAAGATATTGAATATAAGAATAAATATGGTGCGAATACCTTAATTTTAATGCAAGTCGGTTCTTTTTATGAGTTATATTCGATTAATGAAAATTGCCCGTTTATTTATAAAATAGGTGACATTTGCAATATTCAAATATCACGGAAAAATAAGGCGATTAAGGAGGTTTCAAAGAATAATCCATTGATGGCTGGATTTCCGATATGGGCGTTAGATAAATTCTTACAAATCCTACTTCAAAATAATTATACAATTGTAAAAATTGATCAGATAACACAACCACCGAACCCTGAAAGAAAAATAACAGATATCATAAGTCCTGCAACCAATTTTAATATAACTTCAAGAAAAAGTAATTATATTCTTGTTTTTTATTTTGAAGAAATTCTGGGTTTATTGATGGTTGGTATTAGTGGTGTTGATTTGACAACCGGTAAATCATTCATTTATGAAAATGGGACATCTAAAACTGACCCGCAATTTACATTAGATGAATGTTATAGAATTTTGACCACTTATAATCCAACCGAAATTTTATTATTATCTGATAAAATAAGCGATACCAATAAACAACAAATCTTATTAATCATTTCAGGTAATTATTTAATTCATACTAAATGGGATAATTATGATTTAAATGTTCATTTTAAAAAACTTGAATATCAAAATAAGATTTTAGAAAAATCTTTTGAAAATGATTCAATGCTTTCTATTGTCGAATTTTTGAATTTAGAAAAATATTCAATTGGTCGTTTGTGTTTCTGTTGTATGCTTCAATTTGCTTTTGAACATAATTCTGAAATTATTCGTGAATTAAATATTCCGGAATTACTCGAAAATTCGCAAACATTAACAATCGAATATAATAGTTCATTACAATTAAATATCATAAGTCATAATGAAACAGAAAGACCATTAATTGAAATCTTAAATAGATGTTCGACTGCTTTTGGTTCCAGACAATTTAAAGAAAGACTCTTAAACCCCATTAATAATAAAGATGAGTTAAATAATCGTTATAATAAAATTGATGAAATTTTAAAAGAAAATAAATTTAAAATAATTAATAAAAAGTTAAATAATATAATTGATTTGGAAAGAGTAAAAAGAAAGATTCTTCTTAAAAAACTGCATCCGTCTGAATGGGGTTCTATTATCAATTCATTTGAATCGGCTATTGAAGCTTTTAATGTAATTAATGATGAAGAGTCAATTAAGATTATTAATGAAATTTATGAACTTCTCAAAGATTTAGAAATACTTAACATTGACGAATGTTCTAAATATAATTTGAATGATATTAAAAGTAATGTGTTTAGATGTGGATATTTGGAATATATCGACAAGATGACTGAGATTTATAAGGAAAAGATGGAATTTTTAGAAAACCAAGTAATGACTATTTGCAAAATTGATGATACTAATAATAATAGCAATTGTAAATTAGATTTTAATTCAAACGAAGGCTATTTTATTACAATCACTAAAAAACGATTTGATAATGCATTAAAGAAGAATAAGGGGTTTATGTCTAAATTTGAAAAGAAATTGAGTTCTACTGCAAATAGCAATTATAAATTACTTTCGCCTGAAATCAATGAGGCATCAAGAATAATTGAAACAACTTTAAATGAAATTCAAATAAATGTAAGTAAAGAATATTTAAATTTTTTAGAAGAATTTCTTAATAAAAATAAAAATAAATTAGCAAATATCATTAATAAATTAATTGATCTTGATATTAATAGTTGTAATGCCCGAAATGCTTTTGATTATTGCTATCATAAACCCGAAATTGATATGATTTCCAATAATTCTTATATTGATGCTCAAAATTTACGACATGCGATTATTGAAAGAATTTCAACTGATGTTGAATATATCGGAAATGACCTTTCCTTAAATCAATCTGGTATTTTATTATATGGAATTAATTCGTCTGGTAAAAGTTCATTTATGAAAGCAATTGGACTTGCGATTATAATGGCACAAGCTGGAATGTTTGTTCCTGCCTCCATTTTTAAATTTACACCTTACAATCATATAATGACACGTATTTGTGGTAATGATAATATTTATAAAGGTATGAGTAGTTTTGTGGTTGAAATGACAGAACTTCGAAATATCCTTCAAAGGGCAGATAAAAACAGTCTTATTATTGGTGATGAAATTTGTTGCGGAACTGAGGCGATTTCAGGATTATGTATAGTTTCAGCAGCTATTAATGAATTAATTGAAAAGAAATCATCTTTTATATTCACCAGTCATTTACATGAATTAACATCAATTTCATTATTAAAACCAAAGATAGATAATGAACTCCGAGTTTATCACATGCATATTGATATAATAGATGATAAGATTATTTATGAAAGGAAATTAAAAGAGGGTCAAGGATCAAATATTTATGGTATTGATGTTTGCAAATCATTAGATTTACCATTATCTTTTATGAAAAATGCAGAAATGATAAAAAAAGAACTTCAAGGAATTAATAATACAATTGTAAATACTAAAAATTCTAATTATAATTCAAATATTTATTTAGATATTTGCGAAGTTTGCAAAGTTAATAAAGGAAAAGAAACACATCATATTAATTATCAAATAGCTTCTGATAAAAACGGTAAATTTGATAATTTTGATAAAAATATAAAACATAATCTTATTTGTATTTGTGAAGATTGTCATAAAAAAGAGCATAGTGGAGATATTGGCATCATTGGATATAAGCAAACATCAAAAGGTATTAAATTAGAGGTTGATAATAAAAATGCAAGAATCTTTAAATTAATAAAAAGAGGTATAAATAATTGGTATATGAGAACAAAAATAAATGAAAAATTTAGAATTGTTTCAAATGAAGAAATTATTGTTTTTTATAATAAACAAACAAAAAGTCATATTAAAGATATTGAAGATTTAGAATTTGAAAATAAATTCTATGATCCTACAATAATTTAAGAAGCTCTTTGCCAATCTTTCCATTTCTATCAACACATCTATTAGTCTTTGGATTTAATATTTTATTAGGAGGACATATTATATTTGGTTTTTTATCTTGAAACATCGCAAGTATTTCAGGTGATTCTTTAGTTGGTTTAGTCGGTTTAGGTGGTTTAGGTGGTGTTGGTGTTTTAACAACTGGTTTAGGTGATATTTGTTTAACTTGTTTAATTGGTGATTTTTTAGTTGTTATTTTTACCGGTTTAGCAGGTTTAGGTGGTGTTTTAACCGGTTTAATTGTTATTTTTACCGGTTTAACTGGTTTTTTAATTGTTATTTTTACCGGTTTTACTGGTTTAACCGGTTTAGTTGGTTGTGGTAGTGTTGGTGTTTTAATTGGTTTAACTGGTTGTGGTGGTGATGGTGTTTTAATTGGTTTAGGTGGTTGTGGTGGTGTTTTAACAACTACAGGTGGTTTAACATCTGTTGGTTTAATCTTATCAAATTTAAAAAAAGATCCTATTTCTAATGGGTTTGATGATGAATTCTTTTTCTTACCAATTTCAAGAATTGGTTTTGAAGATTTATATGAACCTTCTTCAAGTATTTGATCTAATTTATTTTTAGGTAATTCAGGTATTATACGTGTTTTAATTGTAGCAGGTAATTTACTAACATCAGGCTTTAATTTATCTATTGTTTCTTGTAATATTTTTTTAAATTTTTCCTCTTTTTCCTTCTCTTTCTTTTCCTTCTCTTCTTTTTCCTTCTTTGCCTTCTCTTTCTTTGCAATATCTTCTTTATCTTTCTTTTCCTTCTCCTCTTTTTCTTTCTTTTCTTTTGCTTCTTTTTCAGCTTTATCTTTCTTTTCCTTCTCTTCTTTTTCTTTCTTTGCCTTCTCTTCTTTCATTTTTAATAAAAATGTTTTTTTTGCTTCTTTTATTATTCTTTCTTTTTCAATATGAATTGTTTTTAATTTTAATAATAAATTTTCCAATTCAATTCTTCTATTATTTAATATATATAACTCGTTTTCATATTCATCATATTCTTCTTTAAATTCTCTTTCTTTTAATTCATATATTTCATCTAATTCTTCTTGATATTCTTCTAAATATTCTTTTAATTTTTTATCATTTCTATATTTTTTCTTTAATTCCTTTTCCTTTTCTTTCTTCTTTTTATCTAATTCAATTCTATATTTTTCTAAAATATTTTCATATAATTTTTTAATATTTTTCTCATTAAAATCTTTTATAGTTAATTTCGTTGGTTTTCCCTTAACTGGTTCCTTCTTTTTATCATCTTTCACTCGTTCCTTCTCCCGTTCCTTCTCTTGTTCCTTCTTCTTATCATCTTTCACCCGTTCCTTCTCCTGTTCTTGAGTTTTACTTATATTTAGCATTTCTCGTTCCTTTTTTTCCCATTCTTTCTCAATAATTCTTTGTTTCTTATAATCTTCCCATTTTTTATTAAGTTCATATTGTAATTCTAATGCTTCTAATAATTTCTCTATTTCATATATATCTACTTCTTTTTTTGTTTTAAATTCTTTTCCAAATACAAAATGCTTTTTAAATTTATCATCTTTAATCTCATTTTCTTTTTTTAATTTTTTTATTTTTTCTTCATATAATTTTTTTACTTTTTTATATTTTTCTTCTTTTATTTTTTTAATTATATCTTCATTTTCTTCATCAGTAATGTCAAAAAAAATATTTTCTTCATCACTTTCAACATCACTTTCATCATCATCACTTTCTTCAAATATTGGTTCAAGTATATTAATATCATCAATATCTTTTTTAAGTTGTGCATATACTTTAGCTTCTGTCTTTACATCTGGTTGCCCTTTTTCACGCTTTTTTCGTAATTCTTTAATTTCATTTGCTAATTTAATAGCTTCTGCTTTTGCTTTTTCTAATTCTTTAGCTTCTTTTTCTTTAGCTTCTTTAACTTGTATTTCCTTAGCTTTTTTCTTTCTATTTTTATTTAATTCTTCAAATAGTTTCTTTATTTCTGTTGTTTTTTCTTCTCGTTTCTTCTCAAATTGCTTCTTTATTTCTTCTTTTTCTTTTTTAAGTTTTACTAATTTATCCTTTTCTTCTTTAAAATATTTATCCAATTTTTCATTCTCTCCTTCACTTAAATGTTTTTTATATTTTTCTAAAAATTCTTTATAAAATGTTTCATAATGTTGTTTAATTTTTTGCTCTGTTTTTTTCTGTAATTCTTTTATATCTTTTTTAGTTTGTTTTAATTCTGCATCAATAGTTTCTTTTGTTTTTTTATTTGTATTTTTTAATTCTTCAATTTTATAATCTATTCTAATTTTATCCTCCTTTAATTTTTTGAGTATTTCATTTTTATATATTTTTTTATTTATTTCATTTATATCTTCATCTATTTTTTTAATTTCTTTTATTTTTTGATTAAAATCATCTTCTAATTTCTTTAGTGCATCTTTATCCGCAGTTGTATGTTTCTTTTCTAATTTTTCTAATTGTTTTATTTCATTCTCTTTTCTATCTTTTTCATATTTTAGTTTCATTAAATTCACTATAGAATCAATATCAAATATTTTTTTAATCTCTTCTTCTTGTTCTTTTTTTATGTTTTTTTCAAAAACTTTTTCAACTTCTTTTTTTTGTATTTTTTCTATTTCTTCTTTTATTTTAAATGATATTTGTATTAAATCATTTAAAGTCAGTAATTTTGCTATTGGTTTCTCTGGTACCTTTTTAGAAGCTGTTGTAAAAAAACTTTTAGTTTTATCTGTTACACCTTTAGAAACTGCTGAAAATAAATTTTTAACTTTATCAAATAATTTTGGTTTATCTTCTTTAATTTCTTCTTCCTGTTCAGATTCTATTTCAATTTTTGGATTTTTAACTTTATAATGTTCCAATGTTTTTATTTTATTTTTAACAATTAATGGATTAACTTGTAATGCATATTCCTGTATTTTTTTAGGTTTATCATCTTCTTTTTGAACAATAATATCTTTTGGTTTTTTTAGATTTCTACCAACATAAGGTTTTTTTGTAAAAACAGTATCAACAGCAGATTTATATAATAAATTACCAACTTTTTTATAAAAAGGTGCTTTTGGTGATAGTAATTGTGATAATATCTTATCTTTCTTTTTCTTATCTTTTTTCAAATATGCTAATGATTT